TGAAATAGAAAAAGCAGTGAATCAAGATCACTGCTCTTTTTTTATTTAAAAAATAGTATTCTGTCTTTCTAGTTTTTCTAGCAAGTCTTTCAAGGTCATTTTTTCTGTACGATAGCCTTTTAGACTTTCAATGCCCTCTTCGTATTCTTTCAGCATTGCTTGATAGTCCTCTTCATCTTCCAGAGCGTCAAAGTCAAGAATTTCATCCCTAGTAGGACGGTCAGCATCTACGTAGTCCACGATAAACTCACAACTATCATTGTAGAATGATTGGTACTTAGCAAAGACCATGAAATCATCACCGAACAAGTCTATATCAGCTAGACATTCTTTGATTAGTTCGTTGCTATCGTAGGAAACCTTAATATCAGAAACAGACCAATTTTCTTTATTTGCTAAAGTCTGGAAAGCATCCCAGATATCCTCTAGTGTTTTGTTTGTCGGTAAAACACCGTAGCAGATATAATCAGTCATGACCTCAAAAAGATTGTCGCTATTATCAAGTTCACAAGGCACTCGATATGCAGGGTAACTTTCTTGCACCTCGTCCTTGTATCTTTGGGAAATATCTTCCCTAATCGCGCGTGCTTTTTTGAGATTGTCAATAAACTGTTTTTTTGTCAGCATCTATTCACCTTTACTTTCCATTCTTGTCAATCCACGTTTGCACCTTGATAAGTGTTTCAACCGTGATATTCTTAAACAAGCGTTCCTTGTTTCTTAATCTGGTAATCGTTGATTGAGAGATACCAGTATCCTTTGCTAAACGATAAGCAGAAACAGTCTTATCCATTAAGACTGCCTCTACCTTAGTAGTATCTATTTTCAAATCATTCCCTCGTTTTCTAGCAATTCTTGATTTTCGTAGATGTTTCCAAGGACTTCGTTTTCGTCCGTCTCTGACCACAAATAGCTAGCTAATTGCTCACAATCATTCATAATCACCCAAGCACCCTCAAGCATGGTTACACCACCTGTGATTGTTTTATTTTCCGTTGTTGGCTGGGTTCGTACTTGTCTAACTATATCCCCCTCAAATATTTCTTGACCATTTCTGTCAAAAAGGCCAGTTGACTGCATGAGATGAATGTCATTGTTCACAATCCATTCACCAGCAGCAGAATCCTCATCAATGATCCAGATATCACCATTTCCAACCATCACTTCGTCTGGTTGATACATGCGACTCAATGAGCCACTATCATAAGCTCTAAATTTTGGTGTCATTCTTGTTCCTCTTTCTTCGTATTTTAATTCCTTGTTGTTCATTTTTCTTCCCCCTTGTTTTCTAGTAGCTCTTGATTTTCGTAGATATTGCCAATGACTTTGTAATATTGCAGAAAATCTTTCGTGATATCAATTCGATAAGTGCGACTTAGACCGTCACCATACCAACGCCCCTTGTCTTTGTCATACTTAACAATAAAGGTATATTCTGTTTGTATTTGATGATGCAGGACATCGCCCTCAAAAACTTCTGTACCTTCCTTGTCACAAAGACCAGTTGACTGCATGAGGTATTTATCATCAATCGTCCAACCTTTTAAGTGATTGCATGTGAGCTTTTTGCTATCGTTAGCATAAACATTGTTATTCCAAATAATCAATTCGTCATTAGAAAACATCTTTTGCCCGTGTATATCCCACGCGCGAAACTTCAATATCATTTTTCTTCCCCTTCTTTCAAAAGTGCTTCTACCATTTCTTCAATTTCACGGACACGTCTAGGGTTGCAGTCACGTCTTGCTAACGCTCCTGCGTAAACATGAACCGTTCCATCTTCTTTCTGATGATAAGAAAAACTACATCTACGGTCTAGCGTTACCTGTTTTGGTTTTTCTATCAAAGCAGATTCAATCCCACTTCTACTAGTTCTGTTAAACGCTACACGAATATCCATTTTTATTTCCTCAATTTCTTTTTCAAAGCAAGGTTTATCCTTTTGCTAATTCTTTAAGTTCTGGGTTTGCATACACATTCCCAATCACTGTTACCTTGTAATCTTCCACCAGTTCCTTGACCGTCAAAATAACAAGGTAGGTATTATCGACTTGATTTTCTTGTATCTTTTCGATAAATGACACAAGGAAACAAGAACAATCATAGTCAACCTCAGCATAGGTATCATTGATTTTAAGGATATCCCCCTCAAAAATCTCGACACCGTTCTGGTCTTTGCATCCAGTCGCGCGTGATAGGATAACCTTGTCAGCAGCAACTTTCTTTTCTGGCAGGCCTTTAGCATTGCTTAACCAAGCCTCGCCATTATTGATCCACACTTCACGTGGCTGGTACATGACGCTTTCTGTACCAGTTACCCACGCTCTATACTTTGGAATTTCCATTGTTTTCCCCCTTAGTCTTTAGTATTAAATCCGTATTCACGGTCTGTTGCATTGTACTCAGCTATGTACTTACTTTCTAACTCCAGCAAATCCTTTTCTGAACCTTCTTTCAGTTCGTCTATAACCTCATACGTCCAATCTGTAATCTTGCTATTCTTCATTGCTTCGTGGAAATAACTACCACTTTTTGCCATGAAATGCTGAAACCAACGAAAGATAGGGTGATTGACAGTTTTTCCAATATAAACTCGTCCTGTTTCTTTGTGAGTTATCTTATAGATAAAACCAATAAATTCACCTTCTCGATAAGTTCTTGTATCTTCAGCAAGTTTGTCAGCGTAATACTGTTCGCTATGTTCATGACAACAAAAGTAAAGATTGCCACGCCCATAGTTTTTTAAATCAATTCGAGTAACTGAGTTTGAACCGCAGTATTTACAAGGGATTTCTTCATTCCAGTAACTTTCCCAATAGTCACTCAGTTCATAAATGTTGACATAAAACAACTCACCTTCAACAGAACGTTGAGGGACTTTCTCAGAAAAGTATTCTGGGTAGTCCTTTTTAATCTGAGCCAATACGTCTTTTTTCGTGTCTAAATCATAGTATAATTTACGTTCTGCTTGTTCAGAAAAGAGTTCACCAGCTTTACCTTTTCTATGATTTATCCTTACAAACCAATTTGCCATTTTCCCCCTTGTCCTTTCTCAACTAGCTTCAAATTCCTTTTGGTAAAGAGAGTTAATCTCATTTTCTACCTTTAGACGAAAAGTAGTAGCTTCAATGGCAATCTGATAGGCTCGGACTGCCACTATGATAGCTTGTTTTCTTTTATCTTCAAGGACGTACTTCTTAATCAAAGCACGCGCCTTATCCAGTTCGTCTGGAGTATCTGTAATAGTGACATCCATATCCTCTAGTCGCTTGTCTGGATTGTAGATAGGCTGACAAAGGGAGTAGGAGAGGTCAAATTCTTTTTCGACCTCTTTTGTTTCTACTGAGCCAGATTTTAATTTGTCCTCTATCATTTTTAGACCTACCCAAGCATTGACCGTTATCAGCACTTCGGCAAATTGGTTGCTTTCTAGGTTTTGTCGGATTGCTCTTTTAGCATCTTCAATGGCATCGTGTACCATAGTTTGTGTTAGCATGATGTTTTCCCTTTCTTATTTTCCAAATTCTTCTTGATAGTGTTTGTTGATATTCTCTTTCTTATCTTTTATATATTTTTCTTGAATACGTCGCCCTACTTC